TCGTTGCGTGGCCCGAACATTGGATGGGCAGTTATAGATGAACCTTTTATACAAAAGCGAGAGGTATTTGAGCAGATGATTGCACGTGTAAGACATCCAGATGCAAAGAAATCGCAGATATACCTTACAGGTACGCCAGAGCAATTGAATTGGGGCTTTAATCTTGCAAATGATACTAACCTCGACATTGGTATAATACAGGCTTCTACGCTTGATAATCCACACTTGCCAGATGACTATAAACAGAGTTTATTACAGGCTTACTCTGAAGAACAAATTGAAGCGTATGTGTATGGCAAGTTTGTTAATCTTACACAAGGCAGAGTGTACAAAGACTTTGATAGGGAAAAGCACGTTGTAGAACGTCCCGATCTAAAGAATAGTGGATTGCCTATTGGTATTTCAATGGACTTCAACGTTGATGCGATGAGTTCAGAGATATTCTATATAGGCCCTAATTGGATACACGTATTTGATGAGGTAAGACTAAAGAATGCAACAACATATGATATGGTTGAGGAATTGGTCAAAAGGTATCCAAAAGCAAGGATATTTCCGGACAGTTCGGGTTCAGCCAGAAGGTCATCAGCAGTTGCGAGTGATCATCAAATCATTAGGTCGCACCCGGGTTATAGTATATCAGCACCTAAAGCTAATCCACCTGTGCGTGAGCGTGTTAATTCAGTTAATAAGCTAATACGAGAAGGCAACTTCTCTTGTGAAAACTGTCCTAATCTAATTATGGACTTCGAGCGTAATGTATGGCGTGGTAATGATATAGATAAAAGAGATGCTAATCAGAGTCATGCAAGTGATGCAATCGGTTATGGTATTAATAGGTTGTTCCCGGCAAGACGTAGAGTCATGGAGAGTGTAACGTGGTAACGTTCTTATTTGGTGTGTCAATTGCTTTTAATATTTTATTTGGTAGTTTGTGGGTATATGGTATGTACTTGGACAAAAGATTTAAAAGGGAAGCAAACAGATTAGTTGACGCTCATATAATGAGGTCTAAATCATTTAATAATTGGAAATATGAAGCATGATGACAGTAAACGACATAGTGTTACCCGACCTATCCGAAAAGGTTGTTCTTGAATCAGTAAGAGCAGCGCAAAAGGGATTTGAAGAAAAAGAGAACGCAGAAAGAGATACCGCTCTCGACTTTTATTATCACAGGAACGTAGACCAACATATAGAACAATGGTTTTCTCCTTCTACGTTAGAGCAAGTACCTGTCTTTCCACAAAAGATTGTGCCACGTTTCTCTCGTGCCAGAAATATGTTATACAAAAACTCTCCCAAACGAATGATTAATGGTGAACAAGCTGATGATTATTTGGCGATGACACATCACTTGGATACAGTTACAAGAGAGTTTAATGAAACTGCGTGGCTTACAGGAAGCATGGCATTTCGCAGTAAGTTTGGACGTGACAAAGTAGAGTACGATATTATACCGAATTACAAAAGATATTATTTAGATGGTGAGTCACATCCTTTTGGTGTGTCGTATGAAGTAGGTCGTGACCACCGCAACAATCGTATATTTGTGTTCTGGTCTGAAGCAAGAGAAGGCGTACCCGGTATTCATATGAAGTTTGACCAAGCGGGACGTGTTATACAAGTAAACGAGGACAATGTTAATCCATACGGAGTTATACCTGTTACGTTTGTTGATTACACAACAAGTGCAGCTGATGTAATACGTGCAGCAATTCAGATTGGTATCGCTAACACAGAGATTGCATTGGCAGAGCGTTTTGCGTTTGGACAGCCTGTTGTGACAGGAGCAGACGAAGTATCTAAAATTAAACTTGGTATTGATCGTGTGCTTTTATTAGGAGAAGGACAAACATTTTCTTTTGTTGGTAATCCCGGCTCACTTACAGAGATGATTCAAGTAAGTAAATCATTTGCTAACCAGACAGCGATTAACAATCATCTGCGTATTAAATGGGATGAATCTGGTAACGCACCAAGTGGAACTGCCTTGAAGATTATGGAAATGGAGAATCTCGAATCACGTGTGTCAGATATACCTAAATGGAGGGATTGGGAGCATGAAAGATATAAAGTTGATAGGGAGATTATTCGTGTACATACAGGCAAAGATATGGGTGAGAATTATGCGGTGGACTTCGCAGAAGTAGAGTTCCCACTTGACCAAAGCGAAGAATTTGCACGTCTTGAGTTCATGATGGACAAGGGATTGATGGACAGGACTGATTTGATTCGCCACTTTAATCCAGACATATCAGACGAAGATTTAAAAAAGCTAATGAATAGAGTTGATGAGAATAAGAAAAAAGAAGCACAGGCTCAACAACCAGAACAACCACAATTTAAAGGATTAAAACGTCTTGGCACAATTAGTTCTTAATCATATTGCAAAGATTGATGAGCTTCAAGATGAGGTTATTCAAAATGCAGATAATATTTTACCTTCAATTGATATTGATGAAATGTTAAAAGATACAGAGGGTTACTTGTTAAATCTTGGTTTATCGTTCTTAACAGAACACATTGACGAGATTGAAAAAGGTGCTGAACAAGGGCAAAAGTTTGCAAAAGAGGTATTAAAGAAAAGTGGCTAATCAAGCAATTACAATCGAAAGAAACTTTAATTTAAATAAAATTACATTGGATTTGACAAAAGAATTAAATCGCTCTGCACAAATAATTAAAACAGATCACTTTGAAAGATTAGAGAGTGGTCAAGGCGTAAAAAGTGCATTGGTTCCTTCAAAGAAAAAAAGTGGTAAAACATTAGTCAATACCGGTAAAATGAGAAATCTTGTGATTGAAAGAGCAACAAAACAAAAGCAAGAAGCAAATGTGCATCCCGGAAGAAAACAAAATTATCTAAACTCAAACGTTACGATGGAAGATGTTGGTGCTTTTCATCAATCTGGTGCGGGTAATTTGCCAAAAAGAGAATGGTTCGGTATTACACAAAAAGCAGAAAAAAGAATTATCAAAATGGTAGAGTTAGAAATCGAAAGACAAATACAACGTGCCTAATCTACAAGCAACTATATCAAATCAATTATCTGCAACAGCAGCACAGACTACATTGTCAATACAAGAATTAGTTTCTACAATGAGGTCACAAGGCATGGCAGACCAAGCTATACGTCAAACATTGTTAAACGATCTAAACTCTGGTGGTCAATTATTTGGTTCGTTCAGAAATAAATTAAAGAATACTGTTAAGAATGGCGTTGAGCTAAACGCAAAAGATGCTGTTAATACTGAATACAAAGATGCCGGTGTTCAGAATTTTCAATGGATTTCTGTAGGGGATAATAAAGTTTGTATTGATTGTGAAGAAAGACACAGAGAAACAGGTACTCTTGAGTTCTTTGAAACAATAGGATTACCGGCTTCTGGATTTAGTGTATGCCAAACAAATTGTCGTTGTCAAATAGTACCACAAGACTACAAAGGCGAAAACCTTGATAAACCATTAATTAAAAATAAGAAAATAAAAAAATCATTATATACAAACACAAAACAAGCAGAAAACTATCTACAAAAAAAATTAAACTTGCGAGATAATAGAGTTTCTTTTAATGGTTTAGAAATGGATGCTGTTAATGATGCAACTCAAGCTGTCGAAGAAATATATAAAAAAACAGGGTTAAAATTTTGGGCAATTACGACTGTAACTAAAAATAAAAGTTGGAGTGCTGCATATAGTCGTTTTGGAAATGAATTAAAACTGAATACAAGGAACGCAAAAAGCAATATTGTTTACAAAACAAAAGCAAAAAAATTAGATGATATTTATGAAAAGAGAATTGTAGATAGTGAGAAAACAATTTCAGAATTAAAAGAAAAATTAAAGATATCTCCTAATAGGCCTTTAGCGTTAGAACTAAAAAGAATTGAAAACGAAATAGATGAATTAAAAAAATATTCACGAAGTAATGTTGCTAACAATATTAAAGAAGTGGTTTATCACGAATCTGGACATGGCATACAAGCGGGAAGGCATCTTCCACAAGAACAAGTCGTGGAGTGGAGAAAAAGAATTAATGAGGCAGCAGAAAACGGATTTAATTCGGAATGGAAATATAAAATTTCAAGATATGGTGCTGAAACTAATGACATTTTGGGAAGCCAAACAGTAATCGGCAAAAAAGATAAGTACGGAGAGTTTATTGCTGAAAGTTTTTGTGCTTATATGAAAGGTGAAAGAACAAATATTTATCCAGAATTATTAAAATTATTTGATGAAGTTGTTGGCAAATAATGAAAGAATTAACTAACTCAAACAAGAGGTTAAAATGAGTGAAGAACAGAAAGTCGAAGTCGAGGACGTAAAACACGACACCGCTGATACTGCAAGTGAAGAAAAGCAGCCCGTCAATCAAGTTCCTTATGCACGATTTAGTGAAATGGTGGACGAAAAAAACACGTTAAAAGTAGAACTCGATGCGTTAAAAAAGAACGCAAAGGAAGATGCTGAAAATCGCAAACTTAAAGAAATGGAATCTAAAGGCGAATATGATAAGATTATGAGCGAAATGAATACCAAATACGAAGTTGCGAAAAAGAAAGCAGATGCTTTTGATGAGTACCAAGTAACTAAACGAGAATCATTACTCGAGAAGTTAGAAGAAGAAGATCGTGCGATTTATGGTGAGTTACCACTTAATAAGTTGGAAGCTCATGTAGAAAAAGTCACAACGAAACCTTCACCGGCTTCGGTTGATAATTCAAAACCAACATCAACAGGCGGGTACGCATCTTTTGAAGAATGGGCTTCGGTTGATCCCGAAGGTTACAAGAGAGCAAATACGCCACAAAACTCTGGGGATATAAAAATAGGTTATGGCGGGTAATATATTCAAAGACAAACTTGATCCTAATAATGACCTTCAACATAAAACAGTAGATGGAGGGAAGGACATTGATTGTACTTATAAAGGTTCTTCTGTCACTTATGACGAATATCTTGATATTCATGAAGAACGTGGGGAGCGAGTACAAAAGGGCAAGAAACCAGATACTATTGGTGTTTTTAGTGGATTTGGGCCGGGGACGTTGAAGAAGCCGTATGATGACTAAACTTTTAAATAAATTAAAAAGGAGTTAAGCAATGGCTTTAACTAATACGTCAACTGCTGCCGGTGGTCTGGGAAGAACCATTGGTGATGCGGTTATAGCGTTCAACCATAGCAATGTAATGTATCCGCTTGTGACTGTAAAACAGGCTGCAAGAGGATCAAACCACGTTCAGTTCTCTGATTGGACTAAACTCACTTCTGGTGATGTTAGTGCTGCTACACAGGCAACTGCAACGACTGCGGTAGCAATAACAACTGCTGCACGTACTGCAACAATTTCTGAACACGTTATCGAATCACAAGTAAGTGACCTCGTAATGATGGGTTCTGGCGATGATGTTGAAGGACAAGCAGGGCCGGCACTTGGTAATGCAGTAGCTGCAAAACTTGATGACGATCTTGTAGAACTTGGTAAGACCTTTTCACAAACTGAATGTGGAGCGGGTAGCTCTTTGGCTTTATCTCATATATTTGGCTCTATGCGTCAATTGAGAGCAGCCGGTGCGCCTATGCCTTACAATTTGGTTCTTTCACCAAAACAGGTGTGGGGCGGAAAAGGAATTATCTCTTTACTACATAACACCGCATTAGATACTGCGGGTTCAAGTACAACCGATACTGCAACTGCACGTCCGGTTGGAATGATGGGTTCAAAAGGCGAAGAAGCATTCCAGACAGGATTTGTTGGAAGCATTGCCGGATTTAACGTCTATTGGTCAGATCAAACTGATGAAAATGTCGGTTCTGGCGGGGACGCAGCCGGTTTTGCATTTAGTAAAGGAGCAATCGGTCTTGGTGTTGGTGCAGAAGGTTTATTCCGAGTACGAACACAAAGAGAAGAATCAGAACGTATGACAAAATATGTCTGTACAGGGTTCTGGGGACAAGTTGAAGTGAAAGATGCTTATGGTGTCTACATTTTATCCGATGTTTCTTAATTAGTTATTAATTAACTAAAAACGTGATGGGCGGGAGCAATCCCGCCTAATCGCAAAGGAGTTTATTATGAGTAAATATTTTAAAAAGCCTAATGGTGCAATTGTTGAATACAACGAAAGAATACATGACATTAAATCTCTTGAAGATAGATTTGAAGAATGTAATGCAGACGGAAGTAAACCAGAGCCAAAAAAAGCAAAAAAAGATAAATAATTTAACCAATATGCCCATGAGAATGACCGCTCGGCAAGGCATTTAAAGGAGAAACAATATGTCAATGAGAGAATACGGAGTTGTAGAAGCTCAAAATTTAGCAATGGGACAAGCCGGTTCAATATTTGTAAACGGCACAACCGCAGTCACTTGTGGTGCGGGTTCTAATGTATTTATCGCAATTCAATTTATAGAAGATACAGTATTTGCTTCTGGTAGCGGGGGACTTGTCGCTGAAACAGAACAATTGTTTCCAGACGATACAGGCACAGGCACGTTAATAGATGCCAATGGTGGTGCTGCAATTGATGGCGAAACATTCCCACAAGGAATGACAATTTACGGAAGATTTACAGGATTTACATTAGCATCGGGTGCGTGTATCGCATACGTAGGATAATGTTAAAATTAGGTTTAGCAGTCTTAAATGTACCTAATCAGACAGCACGTTTGGTCAGAGATTTATGGCGTAGCATTAACGACACTTGGACGAATGAAGAACGCAAGTGGCAGAATATAATTTAAGGAGAATATTATGGCAGCTTTAGGCGCACAGAGCATCGCTTCAAGTTACGAGCAACTTTTACACGTTGATCGTGATGGAGGCGGTAACTCTACAACTCACGTCAGCGTTAAAGACGGTGACAACGGAACAACTTTTGGCTTCACTATCGCAACAGATGCGTTGATGATGTCAAGCACCAACCGTTTAGAATTTGGTGACACAGGAACATACATACACCAATCAGCAGATGGTGTACTCGATTTAGTTTCTGATACAGAAATAGAAATAAACGCAACGACTATTGATATGAATGGTGCGTTGGATTTATCTGGAAATGCACAATTAAGTGGAACAGTAACAGTTGGTGCTGATGGAAGTGGAGCGGATGTAATCTTTTATAGTGGAACAGCAGGGGATTCTTTTGCTTGGGATGCTTCAGAAGAAAAACTGACAATTACAGGAACAAACGGACAAACAGCTTTAGATGTCGCAGATGGAAATTTAGTTGTCGCTGACAATATCGATCTTGAAGGTGATATCGATGTAAATGGTACTGCTAATCTTGACAATACTGATATTGACGGAACATTGGCAGTTGATGGAACAACAATTTCATTAGATGCAACAACTTCATTAAATATTGATAATTCAAACACCTCCAACGGAATTACAATTGGAACGGCAACATCTGGAGTACCAATTTCAATTGGACATTCGACTTCTGAAACAACTGTAAATGATAATTTAGTTGTAACAGGTGATATTGATTTAGCGGGAAGTATTGATGTAGATGGTACTGCTAATCTTGATGCAGTTGATATTGATGGTGCAGTACAGATTGACAACACAGTTACAGTTGGTGCAGACGATCAAGGATATGATGTAATCTTTTATGGCGATACAGCAAGTTCAAATATGACATGGGATACTTCAGCAGATAATTTAGTTTTAAATGATTCTCAATTATTTATAAATCAAGATGATAATTCAATGTCAATAAATATAGACTCTGAAGCAACAACAGAACCGGTAATTCAAGTTGATAGTCCTGCATCTACTACTCATCCTATTATAAATCTTACAAATTTAGACAGTTTAACAACAGGAGAGGGATTAAGAGTACATTCAAATTCAAGCAACACAAGCTCAAGAAAACTTGTACAAGTTATAAACGACCATGCTTCTGCAACGGGAACTACTGTACTTAATATTCAACAAGATGCGGGTTGTGAGGCAGTTGTAATAGACCAAAACGCAAACTCAAATGCTCTATCTATTGATGCCGAAAATACTACAACTCCCGCTGTTAATATTGTGTGTGATGCATTAACAAGTGGAGAGGCATTAAGAGTATATTCTAATACTGGTGATAGTAGTAATAGAAATCTTGTAGAAATTATAAATGACCATGCCGATGCTGATAATACAAGAGCAATGTATATTCAAAACGATGGTGCATTATATGGTATTGAAATGGCAGGAGGTTGTGGAATACGATTTGATAATACAGTTGCAAGTACAGATGCTCACACCCTTGATGATTATGAAGAAGGTATACATACTACCGCAATTACGGGAGGAACAAGTGGAAGTTTTACTTTAGAATCAAGTAATCAAAGTTTAGCATATACAAAAATTGGCAGAATGGTTACTGTACAAGGTAAATTCCAAACAAGTAGTGGAAGCGGTAGCGGCGATTTAAGAATTAGTATGCCTTTTACATCAAATAATAGTTTAGATGACAGTGCTGACGTAAGTGCGGGATCAATTACTGTAAACAGATATGGCTCTACTTCAATTGCTACGCAAATAACTCCGATTATTTTTGCAAATACTGCTTATGTACTTATACAGATACATAATACAGGAAATGCTAACGAAACATATTTACAAGCAGATAATGTTGATGCAACTATTGAAGGTCAAATTTGCATATCTTATATAGTATAATTTTTAATTGGATAATTAAATGGAAAAACAGGAGTAAAAAATGGCTTTAAGTAAAGAAAAATCATACGATTACGAAATCAGAACTGAATACAAACATATTCAAGAAAGAGAAAAAACTTCGATAATGGAAGATGGTAAAGAAATATCTTATTCATATAGTCGCAAAGTTTACAGTCCAGATATGGATGTATCAAGTGAGTCTGATGAAGTAAAAGGTATGGCAGATACATTTTGGACTGATGCAGTTAAAAAAGCGTGGTCTGATAAACAAGAAGCAGATAAAAAAGAATCTGAATAATAAATAGGGAGGCAATATGTTTGAACAACGTATTAAACAGCTAA